TTATGGCACACTCAAGTCTTACACAGACTACTGTGCTACAAGGTACATTTAAGACTGACCCTGGAGCGAAGAAAGAATTTTTTGACAATATTAAAATGCAACAGGAGTTTGCCCCAAGATGACAACAGCCCAAGACTTAACTAATCAATTAATACATCGTGCCAAAAATTTAAAAGAGTTTGTGGTAGAAAGGGAATGGGAAAGAATTCCTGCTGGTATTGTTCGATTTAACATACAGCATACACAAGGTCATCTTGCTCGATTGTTTGTTCCAGCACTTACACAAACGGAAGCTGAAGAAATGGTGGACGAATGGTTCGAAGAGGATGTGGAATGAATCCAAAATATCTGTACACAATCAAATGGACTCAGCCCTATGCCACTTGTCAAATGCGTCCATATCTTAGGCATCTTCGCGAAGAATACGAAATTCAAATTGAAGCTAGGTTGGCTCGTGGAGAGTTTGATGATGCAAAACAAGTGATACAAAGGATCATGTCATTATGAATTGGTTTAAAAGAATGGTATGCAAGTGGGTGCGTGAAGATTGGGACAATGCTAAACAAGAGCAAGATTGTTATGCAACTCCTAAAATGAGCCGTGGCAATGCTATCAGCACTAACAGTGGTCGTGCTCATATCGATAGCGAACCCACACTGCAATTCAAAGTGTACAGTGCAGTAGGTGGTAAGGTTGTAGAATTTAATCGTTATGATCCTAAAACTGATCGTAATGATCGCCAGGTATACATTATTGGTAAAGACGAAGACTTTGGCGAAAAGATTGCTAAAATTTCAATGTTGGAGTCACTACGATGAACGTACAAGTACCAGCCGAAGGTATTATGAAAACAAACGATTGGGGTGACAGTAGAGTCTATCGAATTGCTTGTAATTGTGGAGATGAAAATCACAACCATAACATTTGGATAGAAGTAGATGCATGTGACATTGTTGTAAACATTTACACCACAGGCAAAACAAATTGGTGGAGTAAAACACGGTGGTACCATATTTGGACACTGTTGACCAAAGGATATATTGACACTGAATCTTCAGTTCACTTGACAAAACAGCAGGCTTTCAACTATGCTAACACATTGTTAAGTGCCGTAGAAGACTTAGAACAATTTAGGAAAAAGAATGAGCAAGATAAAAATAGCTGAATTATTTTATAGCATACAAGGTGAAGGACGTTACATGGGCGTCCCGTCTGTATTTCTACGCACATTTGGATGCAACTTTAAATGTGCAGGGTTTGGTATGCCACGTGGTGAATTGAGTATGGAGGCTGCTGGTATTGCGGCTACACATGGTCTGGTTACTCCTTTTCAAAAGTACGAAGAGCTTCCGCTTGTTAGTACAGGCTGTGATAGTTATGCAAGCTGGATGCCAGAGTTTAAAGACCTAAGCCCTTTGATGGAAACAGATGGCATTGCAGAACAGATTGTAGAAATACTTCCACATAAAACATGGGTTGACGAGCATTTGGTTATTACTGGCGGTGAACCGCTACTAGGTTGGCAACGTGCTTATCCAGATCTACTGGATCATGTTTATATGAGGCAATTGAAAGAAATTACTTTTGAAACAAATGGTACTCAACCATTAACTCCTGAATTTAAAGAATATTTACAAGACTGGACCATGCGTATGCCCGGTGATCGGTGTGTGACGTTTAGTGTCAGTGCTAAACTCAGTTGCAGTGGCGAAGCAAGACACGAAGCCATTAAACCTGAAGTGGTTAATGATTATCAAGACGTGGGCTATGTGTATTTGAAATTTGTAGTGGCAACTGAAGAAGATGCAGAAGAAGCAATCGAAACTGCTGATGTGTATAGAGAAAACGGATTTACTGGTCCAGTATATCTAATGCCCGTTGGCGGTGTTGAAAGTGTTTATGCATTGAACAACCGTCGTGTTGCAGAACTTGCTATGAAAAATGGATTGCGTTACAGCGATAGACTTCAAGTGCCGTTGTTTAAAAACGAATGGGGAACTTGATGAAAAAATTAATCAAAAGATTATTTGGTATTGATAAACTTGAAGCTGAAAAAACCCAAGCTCAAGAAGCACTGGCTCTGGCACAAGCGGAAACAACCAAAGCTCAAGAATTAGAAGCTCAAGCCAAAATGACTCCAAAAGAACGTGCCACTGCCAAAGGCGAGCCGTGGGTCGCTGTTCTAGACACGCATGTTAACAAAGACAATATTAGGAACGGTTTTTTTGAGCTTGACTGGAACGAGATATTTGTGTTAGAATTAAAACGTGCAGGATACGGTTATGACGGCGATCCTGATGAGGAAATTGTGGATCGTTGGTTTAGAGATTTGGCACGAAACATGTTGGGTGAAGCGGGTGTAGCTGATCCTGGACGTGTGGGTGCTGGATATATTAATGTAACAAAACTTGCCGATGGCAAAGCAGAGGTAGAATGACACATATTATAGTTGATACTGCTAACACGTTCTTTCGTGCTAGACATGTGGTGCAAGGCAGTGCCGATATCAAGTTGGGCATGGCTTTTCATATTACTTTCAACTCTATTAAAAAAGCCTGGCAAGACTTTGGCGGCAGCCATGTGGTGTTCTGTCTCGAAGGTCGTAGCTGGCGTAAAGATTTTTACAAGCCTTACAAAGCCAATCGCAAAGAAGCTAGGGATGCACTGACTGAAAAACAACAAGAAGAAGACAGGTTGTTCTGGGAAGCGTTTGACGAATTCAAAAAGTTTGTTACTGAAAAGACTAACTGCACTGTGATGCAACATCCTAATCTAGAAGCAGATGATTTGATTGCAGGGTGGGTGCAAGCACATCCAGATACCAAGCATGTTATCATTTCAACAGATGGAGATTTTGCACAATTGATTAGTCCCACTGTTAGCCAATATAACGGTGTGGGCGATTTGCATATCACACACGAAGGCACATTTGATGCCAAGGGTAAACCTGTAAAAGATAAAAAGACCGGAGAGCCTAAAGCCGCACAAGATCCAGAATGGATGCTGTTTGAAAAATGCATGCGAGGTGACACAAGTGACAATGTGTTTTCAGCTTATCCCGGAGTGAGAACCAAGGGTTCAAAGAACAAAGTGGGTCTATTAGAGGCTTTTGAAGATCGTAAAAGCAAAGGCTATTCTTGGAACAATCTCATGTTGCAACGTTGGACCGACCATAATGGCGAAGAACATCGTGTGTTAGAAGATTACCAACGCAACATACAGTTATGCGATCTCACAGCACAACCTGCTGAGATCAAACAAAAGATTGTGGAAACTGTAAGGATTAATGCTGTTTCTAAATCTGTAGACCAAGTGGGGATTCGCATGCTGAAATTCTGCAACACATGGGATATGAAAAAAATTGCAGACAATATACAGACGTATGCTGAACCGTTCCAAGCAAAATACAAGGAAGAATAATGACAGAAATATACGCAAAACCCATTGTGGATGGAAAATTTTGGATTGTTGAAAAAGACGGATCTAAAATTGCTACACTACACAAAAAAGAAAATAACAAATTTATTTTGAGTAGCACCAATGGTGAAGTAATGTTTAATAAAAAACAGGACTTGACCAAACAATTTGGTGCTGGATTCTTTTTGACCAACAGTAAGGTCAAGGTCAAAGTTACTGCTAGTGAGGATGATACATTTGAATGCCACGGTTATCCAGCGTTATGTGAACCTTTTAACAGCATGTACGATGTTAGACGTAAATTGGCTTTGTTTACAAAATCAAATGCCAGCAAAAGTTTGTATTGCGCAGGCTATTACATTATCAAATTTAACAAAGGATGGGTCAAGAGTTTTTGCCCCAAAGCCATTACCATTGAAAGATATCCGTTTAAGGGCCCTTTCAAAGACAAATTAGAAATGAAGGCAGTATTGGCAAATGCAAAATCCTATTAATCTAACTCCTATAACACAGTTTGTACAACTACTTAGAGTAGCAGAACTCAATCAACTAAAAGAAGTCAAGTTGACGATTCAACAAGCAAGGCTGTTAAATCTTGCATTAACTGAAACATTGGATAAATTGAATAGAGACTGGGAAACATTGTATACTGCCCTTAAAAACACGCAAGACACAGAAGTAATAACAGTTGCTATGGATGGCGGAGGCTTTGTAGAGCCCAAATAAAAGATAAATATATGCGTACTTATCGAGAGACGCATATTATGAGCAGACCCAAACCCAAAGTATTGCTAGAGCATACCAACAAAAAAACTTACAAATCTGAGCAGATTTTAGAATCTGAAGCTATATGGGCCGTGTTTTATAAGAACGAGCCTTTCAATTTGAAATCGTTCAACAGTCTCACCAGCTATCCTGGGCCCAAATATAAAAAGACCAGTTTTAGCAATCCTGGCCATGCATTGAATCTTGCCAAGAAATTAAACTTGACTTTTGGCACTAAAGATTTTGAAGTGATGAAACTGACTCAAGGCACTGTGGTCAAATGATCAGCAGAGATGCATTAACCAAAATATTTTTACAACAATGGGGTAAAAGTATAGATGATGCAAATGTTGAGTTGTACAATAGAAAATGGTGGCAATCCAATCGTGTTAACAAACCCAACGCATTTAGGCTCAGTGACGAAGGATACGAATTTCTAACAACTACTTTGGAAATTCAGATGTATGAAATTCCATTTACCGAGCCAATTGAGCTCAGCCCCCAAACAATCATATTTTTGGAAAAATATATTGATTGCCCCTATTACTTGACAAACCAAAGTATTACAGTATTTTCCGAACGTAAGAGTTTTGAGCTGTATTTGTTCTCAGATGACATACGAAAATTTGGTTTGGTTAAGGCCATGAGCGAACGCCAAAAAGAATCTTGAATTTTTGGTTAAATTCGAGAATACTGCTTGAGAATCTGCTTGACTTTGCCGGGGTTAGGCCATATAATATACACATAGCTTAATTTTTTAACCCCGCTAACTTAAGATAGGAAATGTAAAATGGCAGAAATCATT